ACAACAACAGCGGCAACAGTTGATGGTGTAACTACAGCACAATTAGGCTTTACAGACAATATGGCTTCAGGTTCTGATTCATGGTACATGGCTTCAATTTGGAGCGATTTGTCCTATGAAGGTTCAGCAACTGCACCAACTTCAAATCCGGTAGATGGCACACTATGGTATGACACTAACCTAACAGCAGATTTATACATTGCTGAAAACGATGGTGGTACTATGAAGTGGTTAGCATACGCAAACTCAAAAGACTTGTTCACAGCAGGATCAGTAAACACAGGTCCAAATGGCGAAGCGGCAGGGTTGAGAGATCTACAAATGGTATCATCAGAACCAACTACACAGTCAGATGGTACAGCACTTGAAAACGGTGACATTTGGATTGATTCAAATGAATTAGAAGCATATCCAAAAATTTACAAATACAATACAACTTCATCTAGTTGGGTATTACTTGATAACACTGATCAATCATCAGCTTCTGGCATTGTGTTTGGTGATGCAGTGGGTAACCCAGCAGGTACTACAGATGCAGACAAAGGTTTTGGATCAGCATACGCATCATTTGATGCAGATGCAGTAGATCCGGCTGATTATGCAGAAGGTACACTGTTGTTTAATACAAGAGCATCTGGTTATAGTGTAAAAGAATACAAAACATCTTATGTGGTTAACAGCACAGACATTGGTCCAAAATGGGTTAATGCGGCAGGTAACAAACCAGATGGTTCACCATATATGGGTAGAAAAGCACAGAGACAAGTTGTGGTAACCGCACTTCAGGCGGCATTCACAGGCAACGATGAAATCAGAGCAGAATCAAGATTCTTTAACTTGATTGCATGTCCTGGTTATGCTGAAACCTATGATGAAATGATTGCACTTAACACTGCTAGAAAAGAAACTGCATTTATTATTGTTGACGCACCATTTAGATTAAAAACTCCTTCAGAAGTATCTAATTGGATGTCAAACTCAGCAAATGCAACAACTAACGGTGAAGATGGTCTAGTATCAAACTACACATATTCATCAGTGTATTATCCATCAGCACTAACTACTGATCTAAGCGGTAACAACGTGGTTGTTCCTGCTTCACACGTAGCATTACGAACTATTGCTTTCAATGATCAAGCGGCATTCCAGTGGTTTGCTCCAGCAGGTTATCAAAGAGGTGTAGTATCAAATGCTTCATCAGTTGGTTATATTGATCCAAACACAGGTGAATACAATCCAGTTGTATTGAGCGAAGGTTCAAGAGACACACTATACTCAGCAAAGGTTAACCCAATTGCTTACATGCCAAACAGAGGTTTAGTAGTATTTGGGCAAAAATCTTTACATTCAGTAGCATCAGCACTTGATAGAGTAAACGTAGGTAGACTAGTTTGTTATCTAAGATATCAATTAGATCAACTTGCTAAACCATTCTTATTTGAATTAAACGATAGAATGACAAGAGATCAAGTACAAGATACTTTTGAAAGATTTTTATCAGATCTTGCTTCAAAAAGAGCATTATACGACTTCTTAGTTGTGTGTGATGAAACAAACAACACACCAGCACGTATTGATGCTAACCAGTTGTATGTGGATATAGCGATTCAGCCAGCAAAAGCGGCAGAATTTATATATATTCCAATCAGAATAAAGAACACTGGTGAGAATATGAGCTATAGTTAATAGACAAAATACACCAAAAAAGGCTACTGTAGAGATACAGTAGCCTTTTTTTTACCCTTTAACTTCAAACTTTTTTCTTAATTTTCCTAAATTTTGCTAAATACTATTAATACAAATTAATTTGTAAGGAGAGATTACAATGGCTACATTAAACAAATTTGGCGTTCCAATAGACGGTGCTACAGGTAGAGGTGGTATTTTACAACCTAAACTTAAATATCGTTTTAGGGTACGTTTTACAGGTTTTGGTAACTTAGGTGCTAACCCAGTTGATTTAACTCAGCAGGTTATGAACATAACAAGACCAAAAGTAACACACGAAGAAGTTCCTGTACACGTTTATAACTCAGTAGCATATTTGATGGGCAAACACACATGGGAGCCAGTCACAATTACTTTACGTGACGACATCAATAACAGTATTTCAAGATTAACAGGTCAGCAGGTTCAGAAGCAGTTAAACCACTTTGAACAAACTGGTCCAATCAGTGGTGGTCAGTACAAATTCACTACAAAGATTGAAATCTTAGATGGTACTAACGATGCTGAATTAGAACAGTGGAACTTAGAAGGTTGTTTCTTACAGAACGTTGACTACTCAGATGGTGATTATGCGGTTTCAGAGCCAGTACAAGTTATCATGACAATGAGATATGACAACGCAACACACTTTGGTCCGGGCGGCGGCGAAATATTCCCGAACTTCCCATTAACATTTGGTGGCACTTCAGGTATATCAAGTTAAATTTTGATATAGGAGTATTACTAAATGAGTAGTGTTGACCCAACTAAAATTACTCCAGAACAGAAGAAGTTTCTAGAAAGTTTACCAGAAGCTTCTTCTGTCTTTTCTGAACAAGAAATCAACGAAGCAGTAGAAGGTTTACAAAATGAACTGATATCTGCTAATGAATCACTCATTGAAAATTTATCACCAGAAAATTATGAACAATTAAATATAAATCAAGTTCAACCACAAAGCAGTTCAGGCGTACAACGTAGTCCGTCAAACAACAGCGGACCAATTATTCAAGGTCCAACACGAGCACAAGATCAGTTTACACTAAGACAAGCCCCTACAGCATTAATGGCTGGAGTTCCAAGACAAAAATTTGAATACCTTGCAACTTTTAGATTCTATGGAAATGATACGTTTGAAACAATATTTGGTGATGATCAAAGAATTCAAACATTAGATCAGCAGATTAATTCAATAAACCAACCTGCTCCATCGGCTTATAGTTACAGTCAATCTATTCCTCAAAACAAACAAAAAAATGATTTAATACAAAAACGTGCTGGAGTTATGGATACACTTAGACGATCATTGGTTTTTAATATCAAACAAATCGATGGACCTAAAATAAATTTTCAATATGATACACTAAATCAATACAATAGAAAAAGAAATGTTTATAGACGTGTTGATTATGATCCAGTTAGTGTTCGTTTTTATGATACAATGAGCAACACAGCAATTAAATTTTTTAGATACTTGTATGAATTAAATTTAAAAGATGGTAGAAATCGTCATAAAGATTATGGCGGTGTGAGCAGACACAACAAAGGATTGTATCAAACAAACCCGTTGTCGTCTGAAGATGATTTTACATTGCAACACAATTTTGGTTTAGATTCAAGTATTAGTAATAATACTTACCCAATTAAAAGTTTAGATTTATTTTTAATTCATGGTAGAAAATATAATTTAATTAGATTTGTGCATCCAAAAATTATATCAATGGACCATGATGTGTTAACATACGAAGCAAGTACACCAATAGAACTTGGCATGCAATTTGCTTATGAAACTGTGGTATACGAAACACTAAATTATGATATGGCATCTCCAAGAGATGTTACAATTGATTTTGATCAATTGTTGGGCAACAGTTTACAAATGCCTGAAACACCTAACACAATTTCTGCAGATGTAGAAGGTAGTGATGGTACAGCAGAGCCAGATATAGACTGGACAAAGTTAACAACAAACTTACCAGACGAAACATCATCAATAACAGCAGGCAGTGGATCAAATTTGATAAACACCGAGGCTTTTGCTCATAATATTCAACAGGCAGGCGCGGCGTTTGGTGGCAGTTTACAAAATATTAGCTCAACACCATTTAGTGATGCAATCAACGGAATATCTAATGAAGTTTATAGTGCAACCAAATCAGCAGTATCAAGTTTTAATCTAGGCGGAGTATCTGGCGGAGGCACTGGTACAGATTTTGCTGGCGGAGTAGGTGATGCATTCAGCGGAGCATTTGCAGGAGCATCAACTTATAATACAGGATCATCAGCATCAACCAAACAAGTTGGTGGTTATGTAAAAGACAGAAACGGAAAACTTGTGTTAAATAGAAATGGAACACCAGTGAGAAATCCCAATGGCAGTAGTAAAGGATCTAACCCACTAGGATATGGTTCATAAAAATGGCAAATCAAAGTACAAAACAAGTAGCAAGACTAGGCGGTGAAAGCCAAATAG